GTGGGTTATCCGGCCCACCTCACCAACTATTTCAAAACCACCTAGCATTAACGGTTTTGTCGACGTTTCCGTTTCTGCTCGCCGCCACTCGCTTCATGACTCACTCTGGAGCATGGCATCCCATTCGTAGCATCTCGCTTCCTCCCGATGTTAGCCGTTGGGCTAACTCCTCGTAAGTTTCCTCTACGCGAGTCACCACTCCTGTCTCTTGATCCACTAGTAGGTCTACATTTCCTATCTCGAGATGAAGTTCCTGCAACATTTTCGTCACTTTTAGAAGTTTGGAGTTTAAATCCATTGTTGTTGAACTGGCTACGCTCTTTCCTTCTAATGTCGCCCGAACCTTCGGTTTTTCCAACAAACTTGTCGTTGCTCTTTGGACCTTTAAAGTCACTCCTTCGAGGAATGAGTGATATGCGGCCAGGTCTTTCTTCACTCCTGGATCCACCGTTGTTACTTCTTCGGCCTTCAACATTGACAGTATTGGTTGAAGTTGTTCCTTCATCTCCGCGGGGATTCCCGCCACGCGCTCGTAATTGCATGTTGTTTTTGTCATTTTGATATAAACGATCGTCCACGCTGCCACCACACGGTAGAGCATCCTCATCCAATGTATCTTTATATGGGTTAGGTTCCTCATTCCGGTTTAGTGTAAATTCAGCCCAAGGGTTATTACATTCATCGAGTTCCAAACACAATGTTCTAAGAGTTTCCTCCTCGAACCCAGTTCTAGCGGCAATAACTCGAATCATTAAGTCAACATCATTCTCATCTTGGGGCCACGATCCTCCCTCAGTCAACCAGTAAGGTTTCTCCCGTCCAACAGTCATTCTCTTACCACGTTCCTCTTCGGTTTCTGTATCATCCAAACCTTCATAATATCTGGTCACCATACGTGCATAGTGGCTCGTCACGGGTGTCAAACCATCAGTAACCAAATATCCACTCAGTCTATCTAATGCTGCAGATGCTATTGGCACGTTCGGATCACGTTGTGTAATATGTAATTTACGCCATGTTCTTAGAGGATCTTGGAATGTGGTCGTTGTATTATATGGATCAGGGTAAACTCTTGCGAGGAAAGTTAAACCTTGCTCAGGTTTAAACTTTTCAATTTTTATTTTCATACCCAAATCATCGACCACTTTCAACATTGCTTTACGATATTCCTCATCAAACAAGCTATCATCACCGAACGCCAAACCAATCATTCTAAATGCATCTTCTTTTGACAACCAAGGCTTAGTCATCCTCACAGAACAATACATAACAAAAGCATCAATCAAAGAGTTTCCATCACAAGTAGTAGGACTGCCACTTTTAACACCAACACCAGCATCATACCTAAATCCAAAATTCTTGGCTCGAGCTGGACAACTAATCAGCATATCCAAATATCCGATTAGCTCAGTTCTATACTTGGGATGGAACCATCTCAGATAACAAGGGTTCACTACATGTCGTTGTATCCACGCCGAAACCGTTCCATCCATATTCTCGTAATCAGCTTCCATTGGTGTAAAAATCGATTTGACGTAATCACATACTTTTTGGGCTATTTCTTGGGGAGTCTTACCAGGACAAAACCAGTGATCATTATGTTCACTGTGCAATACCTTATCACGAAATGACAAAGTGAACGAAGAAAACTTAGCTATGTATCTCATGTCGGCAAATGATGAAATTATTCGACCTGATTTCATACATGGCTCATTTTTAATAAATGCTTCTATCAATCTTCGAACACCCATGTCAATCGTTTCCCAAATTTGTTTAATAGCCAAAGTTTGCGAAGGCTTATTCAGTTTTTCAGCTGTTTCTTCCATAGAATATGGAGCACCAACACCATTTTCAGGAGTCACCAAACGTACAAATTCTTGAGCAAACGTTTGTATTTTCGGACTCGGTGTTTTATTATTATTAACTGAAGTAACCCGTCTTTCCAAGGACACTGATAATGCTTCCCATCTCTTAATCATTGGTACCACATTAGAATCAGTAACTATCGGCGTAGCGTAAACCCTACTCTTCGTTTCGGGTTCATCCACCTCACTGGCCAACGGCCAATGGACTCTTGCCTTTATGGGATTTCCCACTCGGGCAGGATCACTCTTGGGAGGTTCTTTACCTGCAAAATATTGTCCAACTAACGCCATAATCCCAGCTTCTCGATATCCCAAACCAAGCATACGAGTTGTCACAGACTGTGCCGAACTTAATCCCATCAATATATCATAATCTTCTTTCTTCATATTGAAACAGACATCCTCACCTTGACGGCCACAGCTTATTTCCAATTTATCCTTTACGTGCGAAATCAATGCATTCCAACCTAATCTAAACTTATCAGAATATTCAACTCTTTTCAACTTTCGAGCTTTCAGGTCGGTAGGAATCCAATTGAAACGAACACAACTATATGCAGGTATGGTCCAAACTAAAACCCTATTAGGACAATCCTCCCAAGGTCTAGAGTAATGAATTTTTTGGTATACAACTTTCGAGAATCCAAACCACCTCAACCATTTCCAGAGTCCACGCTTTACTTCGGACTCCAAGAATTCACCATACGCACACCAATCCCAAACTTTATGTCTCCAACGTGACCCACCGCTCACATCATAATAAACTTCATCATTTATGATGCGATAGCGGCTATCACCATCTTTACCTGACACTTGGGTTGGATTAAACGTGTGGAAGATAGTCGGAACACCATAACTAAGGTATTCGTTTGGATCTTTCAAGTAATAATCAACATCAACACCAACTATGACATCCTTTTCCTTCGGGGGTTCATTTCCCACTTGCAAGTGCAAATCACCAACTGCATAATGTTGGTGCGCACCAGCCTCAAACCGAGACTGTCGAGCACGGCTAATTTCCCATCCATCACAACCTATTTGGTCAAGTGAACTCGCAATTAAATTCCTAGCAAAATCACGGCAAGCACCGGATCTCGGATGACCATTATCGGAGTTACGGAAGGGTTTAACACTGAGAAGAGAATTCAAAGGATACCAATTCATACTCAAATCCTTTTTCGTTATATCAACCAGGACTCGTTGAAAAGCCCTGGCGAAGCGATTTTCAATGATCGTGGGATATGGACCAATTTCCACATAGCCCGCGATACGACGGCATGCCACCCAGATGAAAAAGGGTAACAACAAGAGCAAGATGACGAGACTAGGCGATTCCAGCCAATCATACACCCCACTACTCCACGCATAGATCCACAGCACCAACTTAATCAGAAGGGCAGCAGACCTAATCATTGATAACAATTTAATCATTGTATTGTGA